GTTTCCACATGGATAGTGGGGCCACTGTGGTAACAATCGCAGCAGGATTTAACACTTCTGGTGAAACGGCATTCGAAGTAGGTGTCGGGTCATTTAATTCTGAACCAACCGATGTAGACAACCCATACTATCGTTTGAATACTCGTAAGTTTACATTGTATCCTGCGGGTGGTTTTGACGGATGGGACATCTATAGAGAATACAGAACAAACGCCGATACATACGCACTTGGTCAAACAGGTTATAAATTTGGTGCAGCTCCATCCACAACTTATCCAACAGCAACTGGATGGGGAGCTTTCAAACAAATTTCAGGACCTAACCAAGAGGTTTGGGCAAACACTGACTACTACGCTTACAAATGGGGTCAAACAACCTTCAATAATCCTGAAGCGGTAAACATCAATATATTTACAACACCGGGTATCGATTATGTGAACAACTCTAACTTGGTTGAAGACGCAATTGATTTAATTGAATCAGATAGAGCAGACTCAATTTACATTTGTACTACTCCTGATTTTAACATGTTCTTACCAACATGGAATGATGTGTCAGAAGGTTTAATATACCCACAAGAAGCTGTGGACAACTTAGAGGAGACAGGAATTGACTCTAACTACACGGCTACTTACTACCCATGGGTATTAACAAGAGATACTGTGAACAATACACAAATCTATTTACCACCAACGGCTGAAGTTGTAAGAAACTTAGCTTTGACTGATAATATTGCTTTCCCTTGGTTCGCATCTGCAGGATATACAAGAGGTTTGGTAAATTCAATCAAAGCAAGAAGAAAACTTACACAAGAAGATAGAGACACACTTTACAAAGGTAGAATTAACCCAATTGCAACTTTCTCAGATGTGGGTACAGTAATTTGGGGTAATAAAACTTTACAAATTAAAGAGTCTGCGCTTGACAGAATTAATGTTAGAAGACTATTACTTCAAGCTCGTAAATTGATTTCGGCAGTGGCAATCAGATTGTTGTTCGAACAAAATGATGATAAAGTTAGACAAGATTTCTTGGATTCAGTAAACCCAATTTTGGATCAAATTAGAAGAGACCGAGGTTTGATTGACTTTAGAGTTACAGTTTCTAACACACCTGAAGATTTGGATTCCAATACTTTAACGGGTAAAATATTCTTGAAACCTACAAGAGCATTAGAATACATCGACATCGAGTTTGTTATTACACCAACAGGAGCATCTTTTGATGATGTATAATAGAAAATAAAAATGGGGGATAGAAATATCCCCCTTATTATATTTATATTAAAAGACTATGAAAATAGAGAAAAAAATTATCAAAGAAAGTATAGGGGACAAGAAAATGAGTCCTGAAACTTTTTCTACACAAAAACAAAACATTATTTTAACTGAATCTCAGTTGGACACATTATTGAAGAAAATTAGAAAATAATGAATGTAAAAAAACATGTTTACAACTATTTGAACAGAATAGTGTCGGAGGGTATTGATGAAACAGGCACACCTGACACTAAATATTATGCATTCGATTGGGATGATAATATTGTTTATATGCCAACGCAAATTATAGTATTGACCGAAAATGATGATGAAATCGGTATGTCTACCGAAGATTTTGCAGAACACAGACACAAAATTGGAGTTGAACCCTTTTATTATAAGGGAACTACTGTTGTTGGGTTTGCAAAGGACTCATTTAAATTTTTCAAAGAAATGGGTGACAAAAGGTTTGTTATTGACTCAATGCTTGCTAAACCAGGACCATCATGGAATGACTTTGTTGAATGTATAAACGGTGGATCAATATTTGCGATTATCACGGCCAGAGGGCATAACCCTTCGGCTTTAAGAGAAGGTGTGTATAACTTTATTGTTAGTAACCACAACGGTATCAATAGTAAGTTACTAGTTGAAAACTTAAAAAAGTACCGAAATTTTTTCTCAGAAGATGAAATGGTGACCGAACAAATAGATGTCAATTTTTCTGACAAAGAGTTAATTGACGAATATTTGGACCTTTGTGTTTATGAACCCGTAACTTTTGGACAAGGAAGTGCTGCCAATCCTGAGAAATTAAAAATTATAGCAATGAGAAAGTTCATAAGTTACTGTCAAGGATTAGCTGATGAGATCGGGAAAAAAGCTTATTTCAAAAACGGTGTCGCTAATAATGAGATTATATTACAGATCGGTTTTTCAGATGACGATGAAGGTAATGTAAAATCAATAGATAATTTAGTGTCTCAAGAATATCCAGATGTTCCTATATCCGTATATCTAACAAAAGGAGATGAAAAAGTTAAATATAATAAGTAATTAAGTAACTTTCTAGTTAAAGAATATTTTAAAAATACTTGGAAGTAAATAGAAAAATTTGAAACAAGGTATATTTATAATAAAAATAAAAGAAAAAACAAAAATTTAAACAATGGCTGATTTGTTAATGAAAATGCCCTTTCAGTATGAACCTAAAAGAGCTAACCGATTTATATTGACTTTCCCAACATCTTTGGGAATCAATTCTTGGTATGTAGAAAGCACATCAAGACCAAGCATAAAAATAGAATCAAAAGATATCGCCTTTTTAAATACTAAAACATATGTGGCTGGTAACTTCGAGTGGGAACCTATTAGTGTTAAGTTTAGAGACCCTATTGGACCATCAGCTGCACAAGCACTAATGGAGTGGGTTCGTTTACACGCTGAGTCCGTAACAGGTCGTATGGGTTACGCTGCGGGGTATAAAAAAGACATCGATTTAGAAATGTTAGACCCAACAGGAGTTGCGGTTGAAAAGTGGATATTACAAGGTTGTTTCCTAACCGATGTTAAATTTGGTGACTTAGGTTATGATAAGACTGACATCATGACTATTGATGCGACATTAAGACCTGATCGTTGTATATTAGTTTACTAAAATAAAAAATATTATTATGTTCGAAACCCACTCACAAGGTGGGTTTTTTGTTTACATATAATAGATGTAAAGTATATTTAAAATAAAAAACTATGAATACAGTCGAATCATATGGACAAATGGACTTCAACTTACCACACGATGTGGTGAAGTTACCAACTAAAGGAATATTTTATAAACCTAAAAGGGAAGCATTGAAAGTCGGGTATTTAACGGCTAGTGATGAAAACATGTTGTTGTCACCCAATTTATCGAGTGATGGGGTAATCCCCCTTTTGATGAAAACTAAAATTTATGAACCTGGATTTGACATTAATCAGCTACTAAATGTAGATGTGCAGGCAATCCTAATTTTTTTAAGAAATACTTCATTTGGGTCTGAGTATAAATTAAAAGTAACTGATCCAGCTACAAACAAACCATTTGATATTTCTTTATTATTAGAAGAAATAAATATTATTGATCCCATTCACAAACCTGATAATGATGGACTTTTTAGTTTCACATTACCAAAAACAAATCAAAATGTAAAAGTTAAATTGTTAACTTTAGGTGATGAGAAAGAATTAGACAAATTATCAGAATCATACCCACAAGGAATGGTTGCTCCTGTGGTAACTAGAAGGTTAGAAAAAAGTATTGTTGAGTTGAATGGTGATACGGACAGAAATAAAATATCATCTTTTATAACACAAATGCCAATTGGCGATTCTAAATTCCTTAGAAAGTTCCTCACAGAGTGCGAACCTAAATTAGATCTTAAAAGAAGTGTAATGGCCCCATCAGGAGAAAAGGTAACAGTTAATCTGTCCTTCGGGCTTGAGTTTTTTCGCCCTTTCTTCGAATCATAAATTAAATTTAATGGATGAGATTTTCTATCTCGCAAAGTATGTCAACTTCACTTATAGTGATATAATGAGCATGCCAACATTCGAGAGAAGATATTTTGTTGACAAGTTGATCGAGTCGTTCAATAAAAATTAACTTTTAATATTTATTATAAAAAGTAAAATATGTTATTATTTTTTGACGATACTACAACACTTAGTGAATTTGATCAGTTAGGTACTTCCTATGGTGAAATAGTTAGTAACCTTACAAGTGCGTTCAAAAAGGGAATTACACAAGGTTTTGAGAATGGTATATCAACCTTGACTGCTATGAACGATAGTGCTTTGAAACTACAAAAGACTATTGGTAGTGGTGTTGTAATGAGTACCGATCAGTTTAGAAATCGATTGATTGATTCATATTTAGATGTTGTAAAAATGGGCGGTAGTGTTACCGATGTAACAGATGCGATGTCCGAATTGGCTACAGAATCAGGAAAAATAGTACAACCAAGTTTTGAAGTGGCAAAACAAATGGTTGCCCTTTCTAAAACAACAGGATTGGCAACCAAGGAGTTAGGTAAGATGGAAGGTGCTTTTCTGAGGTTGACAAAGTCACAAACTAAAAGTGCTGAAAAAATGGCCGAGATTGCAAAAATTGCAAGACAATCAGGATTGGATGCCTCACAACTTTTGCAAAATGTAAACAAGAACTTACAGTTAGTAGACTCATACGCATTTAAAGGTGGAGTTGATGGTCTAACACAAATGACAGCAAAGGCTCAGTCTTTGAATGTTGAATTGGGGGATATAGTTAGTGAACAAACTATGGAAAATTTGTTGGACCCTGAAAAGGCTATCGAAATGGCACAAACACTTAGTATGATTGGCGGATTTGGTTCTGACTTAACAAATTTCACACAACTTTTAAATGCAGGAAGAAACGATGTAGGGAAACTACAAGATTCATTTATTAATCTTGCAGAATCAGCATTTAAGGTAAATGACGCAACAGGTGAAATAACGATAGATGCTCTACAAAGAGATAGGTTAAAGGCATCTGTTGAAGCGATAAATGGGGACTACAAAAAGTTCATTCAAATTGGTAGAGAGGCTGCAAAACAAACTGCAATATCGAACAAACTTATTACTGCTGGCTTTGATTCTAAAATTTCACCAGAATCAATGAACTTGGTTAAATCCCTTACTGAAATAGGAAAAGGAGGTAAATTAGAACTTAAAATACCTGGATTCGAAACTAATGATTTAGTCAAAACCCTTCAAAATAATCCTGCGGCTCTTGAACAGGCGTTAAAAGATTATAAAGATAAAGCTGACCTTTCAGATAGGCAACTTGCTGAACAAACATTAGGTGTTCAAGAATCAACGCAAAGGGATGCTAGAATAATTAGGGATGTTGTGTTAAAAAGTTTGTCTGAAACTGAGAGAAATAATGTATTGACTACAATAAAGGAAGGACAACAATCGTTATTTGAAGGAACACAAAATGTTGCGAACGGTCTTAAAGACATACCAAAAGGACTTTTAACAAATACTGCCGAATTAAGAACTATGATTTCAAATACTAAAGGCGAAATTGATAGACAAAAACCCTCAAGGTCAGATACTGAGGGTGCTAATTTACCTAAAGCGGTTGAAGCTATAGACCTCCTACAGGAGGATGCTTTTTTTGGGGAAGGAAAAAAAATGTTATCTTTAGGTAAGGGTGAAATGTTTGATTTTATTAAAGACGACCAAGCAATTTTTGCACCCGATTTAGATAAGAAAATAGGTCTTTTAACTGAAACATATATGAATGCAAGTTCATTTTCAGATACACTTTCTAAAAATGTAAGTTTGAAAGGACCTGAAGAAAAAACACTTCCCCTACAACAAATTGTTACAAAACAAGAAACTTCACAAAACATTACACAAACGGTAGATAATAATTTCAATATAAGCGTTGATTTGAATGTTAAAGGGTTGACATCCGGACCTTTAGCCGAAATACTAACAAGAGACGCAGAATTCCAAAGAAGCCTTAAAAATAAGGTGATGGAAATATTCAGTCAAAAAAATCTATTGTCCAAGTCTAAAACAAGATTTGAATCATAAAATTAGTATTCAATCTATTTATTTAAAAAACAATAGATGAATAGCCCACTATCATTTAATTCGACTGAAAACTTCAGAAAAAAATTACAAGTTCGTAATCTTGAACCATACAAGGTAGACGGATCTTTTTCATTTGACATATTAAATGTTGCCTCAGAAATTGTTCTTGTTGATTACTCGGTAAGTAACTTACCTGATGTGACAGTTGAACAAAAAATTCAGGAAGAAAGATTAATTAAACAAAATAAATTTAATCCAGTTGGCGGATTTGGAGATACTATTCAAATCAACATCAACAAAAACAATCAAAGTAATTTAGGTAATTACGGATACAAAAACACTATAGGTTCACAATTAGAAACTATTGGGGATACTACAGAAAAATTACTTTATGTTCAAAACATATATGGACCTGTAGACTTTTCAAATTCATTTGGAAATACAATTGATATAAATAAAAATCTTAATACAACATCTAACAAAGGTGTTTATGGGTATATTAATACTGAAGGAAGTTTACTTGAAACTTTTGGGGTACAGAAAGAAACTGAACTTATTGTTATAAATCAATATGGTCCTGACCAAAATGACAGTAGAAATACTGTAGTACCTAATATTAACAAACAATCCAAACCAAATGAAGGTCACTATGACTTTTCAGATACATTAGGAAGTGATTTAGAAAAAAAGGGTAGAACATCAAAAGAAGAACAAATTGTTATTAACCAATATGGTCCTGAGGGTCAACAGAGTACTCAAACCATAAACCCTAATGTCAACAAACAAACTAAATCTAACGAGGGAAATTATGGACCTTCTGATGCGATTTTTAGTCCGTTAGAGTTAGAAGGGGATAAAATGGAAGGACTATTAAGGGTCTTGAACAAATACTCACCAACTAATATACAAAATGGTTATGGTAACTCAGTGTTGTTCCCGACATTGGTAATCGGATCCAACCAAGGAGACTATGATTATGTTTCAGATGGACCAAATATAACTGCTGACCAATCAAGAGCAAATGCATATGTGACTAACTTTTTTGGACCTGACGGAGGGTTCAATGGTCAAGTAAACCCAAACACAAACAACCAAACACGACCAAATTCAGGCCCATATAGTTATGGAGGTTCGTCTCCGAACCTTACTACTGAACAATCACAATTGATATCCTATTTGGCAAATGTCTTCGGGCCTGAGGATCAACCGAATGGTTTTGGACCCATGATCAATCCTAATTTGAATTTTCAAACACAGGCGAATCAGGGTGAGTATGACTTTACGGCATCTGCACCAAATAAGACAACCGAACAATCTATTCAATACAACTATATTAAAAATCTATATAATACAGGAGAAGGGACCTATGAACCGTTAGTTATTGATGAATTGTTCCCTGACACTTTGAATAGACCATATGCTAATAGTGATACAACATTTTCATTTGTTGCCTCGTCTTATAGTCCTTTTGCAATTCTTACAAGTGATAATCCTAACGGTAGTGAGGGTTCTTTGAGTAACGACTCAAACTTGGCAAAAATTGCCGCAAAAAAACTTCAACAAGAGTTTAAATCAAGAGTTGCTGCTGAATTATACCAACAAACGGTAGGTAGGTCTATTTTAACAAGTTCTACTGTAGGACCTCCGTCTGGTGGAATAGGAAATACGCCATCATTAGATCCGTTTGATATTTTAGGAGTTGCCACCAATAATGTTCCTTTAATACAAAAAAACTTTTCTATTACTGAACCCGCAACAATTGTTGGTGACATTTTAAACTTTACATCAAGAATCGCTGGACTTTACTCACCATACTCGATTATACCTGGTGAATACTTTGATTTTCCTGAAAGAAACTTTTTGAGTCAGGCATTGGCAAACCCAATTGGGGGTATTGGAAGTTTAGTTAGTAACTTCTCAAATAAAATATTATCGGCCAATATTGATTCAGGATCAGAAAGATTCTTAGCCAACACATCAAGAGCAACAAGATCATTATTGTTTGATCAATTATTTTTTAATGCTTACAGACCCGATTATAATTTTGAATCATTATTGAACCCAAACTTGTCGGCACCAAAACCAAATTTTTATATTGGAAACACTAAAAATTTTGTTAGAGATGTAGTAAGTCCTAAAAATGAGTTACCCTTAGGTAAGGGTGATCAACCAAGTATAGGTCCTGTTTTTGACTATGGAGAACTCGGTAAAGAATACGAAGGTAACCAAGTTAATAACCGATTTTTTGGAATCAACTCAAGAAACTTCTTTGATGGTGCATCAGACACAAAGGGCGTTATTGGGGGTGGATCTTTAATTGGGAACTTTACATGGACCACATCAAATAATACATATATAAAACCAGGACAACCTGTTGGATTTAATAACCAAGCGGTTAACTCCACAAACAGTGGATTAGATGAATTATTAAAAAATACATTCGATAAATCTAAATCATCTGGTTTAAATTTAACAGACGGTTCAATATTAGACATTACACAAAAGTTAGTTGATGCAGGAAGCAGGTCATCAAACAAAAAACAACATGTCGGAAATGCAATCAACCAAGTATCCAAAGTCTTTAACGATGGTTATATGGAAATGACAAAAGGGTCAAGAGTTTTTAGATATGTCACCCCAACATCAGTTCAACCTAATCCTGACAATCCTGTGACGGATGTTCAAGGATATGAATATTGTAGATTGTTTACAAAAGATAGACCTTACTACACATATAGAAATCTTCAGAAAGGAAAATTAAGAAACAATAAAGGTAATATCAGAGGTGCGTCTTATTCAGTTTTAGATTCTACATATAACTTGAATATTGCTCCGATGACAGGACCTGATTCGACAAATATACAAAATGGTAGAGTAAAAAAATATATGTTCTCTATTGAAAATTTGGCTTGGAGAACATCTAATAAACCGGGTTATACTGTGGACGATTTACCTGGATGTGAAATAGGTCCAGGTGGTGGTAGAATCATGTGGTTTCCACCATATGATTTAGTTTTTGATGAAAATACAAGAACAGATTGGGAGGGTAATACATTTTTAGGTAGACCTGAACCTATATACACATATAAAAGTACGGAAAGAAGTGGGTCACTAAAGTGGAAGATTGTAGTTGACCACCCGTCGATCATGAATATTTTAGTTAAAAGAGAATTAGAGTCACAAAATACTTCTGTTGCTACAAAAGTAATTGACTCATTTATTGCCGGTTGTACTGAGTATGATATTTATGACCTTTTGAAAAAGTATGGGTCTTTCAGTTTGAACGACATTTATCAAGTAGTCTCAACCCTATCTACTGAATCACTTCAAGAAGTAGCTAAAGAACTTCCAAATGAAACCATACAGTCTGAAGTAACTATTGAAACTAGTGTCAATGTAGAACAACAAAGTTCTGGACAAACTGATACAACAATAGCCGAAGACTTACAAACCGAGATATACCAAGACATACAATTATTGTTTCAAGAAGCAAAACCTGGATCGACAGACACTAGTGGTTCATATGAAGAATATTATACTGAATTGATAAACGCTGAGTCAGATTATAGTACTGCCGGTATAAACGGAGGGGGGAATAACTTCGCAGATAAACTATATTTTTATGGTGGAAATGCGGTTACAAATGCCCCTGCAAACTTTTCGTTGGCAGAATACATAGACACTAGAAAAACTTCAATATCGGGGGTGTTCAGCTTCCTTAAACAAGAATACGATACTTTCAAAGAACTTCTTTCAAAAATATTAACACTATGTGATTCAGGAAATAAAATAGTATTAGATGTTATTGGATCTGCTAACTCAAACAACAATAGCTCAGTTAACTATAATAATTCATTATCACAGAGAAGAACTAACTCTGTAATCAAAACGATTACGGACTTTACTGAAGGTGATTTAAATATGAAAGACATGATTGATAAAAAGTTACTTGAATTTTCTACTTCAAGTAATGGTGACAATCAAAAAATTAATGAAACGGATTACCGTGATATTGACTGTTCCAAACCATTTAGTAACTCAACAATACTTAAATACTCGGTTCAGGGTATGATGTGTAGAAGAGTTAGAGTCGGTGTAAAATCACAAACACCACCACCAACAGAACCGGTGGTTGGTACAAATACAGATGTTACAGAACAACCAGACAGTGAAATTCCAAATCCATTAGCTGCTGACATTAATACATTAACAGACTCACAACCACAGTCAGAAAGTTCACCAGTAGTACGACAAGTAAAAAAACAAACTTTAACTAATAAGTTAAGAGAAGGAATTACCAAAAAATTATTGAGAAAACTTTTGAGTGAGTGTGATTATTTTGAAATGATTCGTGAACAAGATCCTATGATTTATGATGGAATCAAAAGTAGAATCAAAAACTTTAATCCTATATTCCACTCAATAACACCCGAAGGGTTGAACGCAAGATTGACATTTTTACAACAATGTATGAGACCAGGAGATACCATACCAACTGCAGTTGAAACAGGACAAGGTGGTACATCTTTAGTCTATAATGATGTAACAAATAGTGCTTTTGGTTCTCCACCTATTTGTATTTTGAGAATAGGTGACTTTTATCATACAAAAGTTGTTTTTGAGAGTCTTGACATTAGTTACGAAAATGCGGTTTACGATTTGAACCCTGAAGGTATTGGAGTTCAACCAATGATTGCGAGTATTTCAATGAATGTTAAATTTATTGGAGGACATGGGCTAAAAGAACCCGTAGCACAACTTCAAAATGCTCTATCCTTCAACTATTATGCTAATACAGAAGTTTATGATGAAAGAGCTACAGAAACAGAAGAACTAAATCCTGAATTCGAAAAACAATTAATTGAAGATATAAAAAATGAAGCCGGAGTGCCTCCTCTTACAAGACCTGCGGTAAATGACGGTGGGGTAACAATTGGTACTATTACCAATTCTTCTTTTGATGTTAATACATCACAGGTTATCGGGGACATCAATTACAAAGATAACATGAATAACATGATTTCTGCAACCGAAAACTATATCAGTAATATTAATACTACTTTAACCGATCTTAAAAACGATCTTTTATGGGGTGGATTAATTTTTTACACGGCAGAAAGAAAATATAGTGAAGGTCAATTTGATTGGTTATTGGGAGCACAACCACAAGTAGTAAAAATATTTGGTAAACCCGTGAACTACCAAAGTAAAGTTGATTTACTTTTCGACCAAGCTAAATTAGATATTGAAAACGATTTATGTCCGTTGATAGCACAACTCACTAACCAATCCTTTGCGTCAAATAACTCAACAAGAAAAGTTAAAAGAAGATTAACGGAAATGGTCGATTCAAGAAAAAGTATTTTCTTACAATCTCTTGAAAAAAATACATCTAAACTAATACAAGAAGAAATTAATTTCATCAAAAATTCGGATCAGATCAATTTTGTTTTAAGTCAGGTTGACGGTTATAAAAATAAAAGGGGTGGTGCAGTAATATATGACATATCAGGAACAACTGAGGTTGACCCGACTAGTGCTGGCGCCGCTAATACATATGATGAATTAAAAGACGATCTTTTAAAAATCGGAAGTGATCTTAATGAATTGAATGACAAGTATGGTACATATCAAATGATTCCAAGCGGATCTACTAAAATATACAATGACAGTTTCAACTTTGATGTTTATATCGATTCTGTGGTTCCGCAAGATGTTAGATTCTTCTTAATATTTGGAAAAGAAATTTTACAAGACAGAAATAAGTTTATGGACGATGTTGTATCAACAATAACTCAAGATCTTAGTGTTAGTAATTATAGATCATTTATGTTTGCAAACATAGGTATTAATGCAGGGTCAGGATCTGTTCAAGTTGGAAATCAAACTACGGTAATACCTAATGGAAGATTCAGTAAGTATGAAAAATCAAAACAGACATTAGACGATAATTTTAAAAACTTCAATAATCAATATTTTATTTCTAAGTTCCCTAATAACAAATACATTACCTTTAACAAAAACAAAACTAGAAAGTTCACTTTTGTTAAACAAGACCCGGTCAACCCTGCTAATCAGCAGAACTTATTCGACTTGTGGTCAACAGTTGACTCAACTGACAATTTATTTAACTTGAAAAAACAAATGGTTTAATATGCAATACTACAATAGATATCAGAATTTTTTTGTTAATGGACAACAAACTGTTGTTCCTTATGTGACATTACCCACAAGACCATCTGACCAAAAATACATTTATAGAACTAATAGAAGTAGGTTAGATAAGATTAGTTTTGAGAAATATGGATCACCTTATTTTGGGTGGTTAATATTGATGGCTAATCCTGAATTTGGTGGATTGGAGACAAATATACCTGATGGAACTATATTAGCTATACCATATCCATTATTAGGTGCTCTTTTGGACTACAAAAATGCGGTAGATACACATATTTTTTATTATGGCAGATAACTTTTCAAAAAAACCACTTTATATTGAAACCGATTACGACAACATTATTTCAATAGACCCAAATAAAATTGTTGATAATAATGTAATCAAAGATCGATTAGTCGATCATGAGGAGTTAGTAATTTATGCTAACCTTGAAACTAAAGTTGTGCCAAGAACAAAATTGGCGGTTGGAGAAACATTGGACATATTTAATACATCTGTTGCTAGTTTAAAATCAAGTTCTAACGACCCGAGCTTAGTCATCAATTTTTTACAACCACAAGGTAAAAAGTTTTTTGACACATCTTATACTGATCAGTTAACTGGTAAAGGTGCGAAAACTGCAGAAGGGTCAAATCAGGCCGTAAGAAATGTCAAAGGAACAAAAGACACTTCAAATTATGAAGACACTCAAATGTTAGGAATTGAAACAATCAATGTGACGGTGAATAGTATCGGTGTACCAAAAGTTTCGATGAGATTAATTGATGTGCAAGGAAGAACTTTATTTGAACAAGGTGAAAAATCCCTTTATTCCGTGTTCTTCAACATGCCTTATCCACTATTTTATTTAACACTCAAAGGGTATTATGGTAAGGCAATAAGATACGCATTGAATTTATCGAGTTTTAATGCAACATTTGATTCAGGAACTGGAAACTATCAAATAAGTTTGGAGTTTATTGGAAAGTTAACAGGTCTTCTAGCTGATACTTTATTGGATTATGGAATCGTAGCACCAAAAATGTTTCCAACTAATATTCAAACAACCGACCAGACAAATAACAGTGCCACGCCAAATGCTACAGTAAATACCCAAATAACACAAACATCGGTAGGTGCACAAAAATTAGATGAGGTGTACGGTATTTACGAATCCAAAGGTTTAATCCCAAAGGGTTTCCCAAGACTAACAATAGAAGAGTTTTTTTTGAGAGCGGAGAATTATGATTTATCTGTACAAGAATCAATTGAAAAGGGTGACTTTACTGTTTTAAATGATGTTCAAACTTTTAACAATATACTTGATGAGTTAGTTGATACTGTATATAATAAAGTTCTTACAAATTATTTAGATAACGATAGTTACATCATCAAAAACAATCAAATTTATTATCCTTACAAAAGAAACATTGACTTTGATTTTAGAAACCAACTTGTCAAAGACATTGAAGCCGAAATTAACGCGGCAGTTAAAGACCTCAATAATAACACATCTTTTGGGACTGGTGAAAACAAAGGTTCATATAAAATTGGTAATACTACTTTTGAAGGTCAATCTATTCCTGTTTCTTTGTCTGTAGATGATATTGTTAAAAAATTCTGGTACACAGACCTGACCGAAGATGATTACAGAAGTAGTCTTTCACAAAAATTAGGAAGAAATAATTTTACCGATCAAGAGTTAAACACTTACAAAACACAAATAGCCAAAGAGTTTGAACTTTTTGGTAAAGTTAGAGATTTAAATACTGGATTAATTGTAGATGATCCAGCTCACAGCCCGACTTTTTTTACTTATGGGGAAAAAAAGATTGGTGATATTAACTATATTCAGAATAGTTTTTTTGCAAAAATTGATAAACTAAAATCAACTTTAGAATCCAAGAAAACATCTATAGAACAAAATTTTTCTGATTTACTTGCAAATAAACTTATTAATGAGAATGACGGATTAGGGTTTGCACCAACAATAAGAAATGTATTTGCAATAATTATGGCAGGTATAGACACTTTCTATAGATTGATGGATCAAACTCACTTTGACGCTTGGCAAAAAAGAAATGACCCAAAAAGAATTCAGACAGTTTTACCCCCAAGTAACAACTTTGGTATAGACTCAAAAAATCAAGTTAACTATGCGGGATCACAAAATACCGACAATGTGGTTTACCCTTGGCCAACATACTTTGTTAAAGAAAAAACAACCGATGGTGTTGATAAGTATGTTATTCAGTACTTAGGCTCACCACCATATGCTCCGACGACAAATGCATTTGACAGAACGGTTTGGCCTGAAGTATTCTTTACTGAAAAATATTTAGAAGCGGGGACACTAAAAGCTCCGGTTGGTAAAAAGTATACATATGTTAATCAAAAACTACTGGGTGACTATGCTTCATCTAATAGTTTAGAGTTTCCGTTCAGCACAATCCCATACGAGGATCCAAGTGAAATTTCATTTTTTTATGAATGGTGGGAAAGGACATATTTAACATCACACTACACGCAACTTTTCAGAGGTAACTACAAAAGACCGCAAATAGATAAATTTATTGCAGACCTTGAGTACAGTAACATAAGTAAAAATATAAATAACAAACCATTTTTACTTGAAAAATTAAAAAACAACCCTTTTGATTTAACTGTCTTAGAGGATTATTTGAAAACAATTTCCAATAACGGAGCATCTACAAAATATTGGAACTACGAAAGGGACAATTTTACTACGGAATACATCAATACACTAATAAGTAAAGATTATGGTCTATTTAGTATGGACACTATTGACGGTGCAAGTTTGACATTAGACACAAGCGTACCATTAGTTGAAAATTTTAAAAACTATTTGAGTGATACGACTACTAACGAACTGAACTTTTTTGATGTATACGGATTATATAAAACCGATGATCCTAATGTTATTTATAACACTGATGACACATTTATTTTCTTTGAGGACAAAAAAACGGTCGCTAGGCTTAAAGAGAATTCTTCAGGAAACAAATTGACATTAAACTACACATACGAAAACAACATAAATAAAAATTTTAATTCACAGGTATTCGTAATACCTAATAGTGCAACCCCAATTAAAACTTCAATAGATCTTATCAATTACTTCACAGTTAAATATCCTGATTATTTATACAGTAATTATACTGATCTTAATTTATTATATTCTAATTATTCAGGATTGGTAACATCTGAACAAGTTACCTCTATGGTTAACACCCCGTATTTTATAAATGCTTTATTGAAAGGTATTGATAATGAAAAAAATGGAGTAAGTAACCCATATGTCGCTTTAGGTTATTTATTTTTATCGTCTTTAAATGAAGAATTAACTATACAATCTTTGGATAATACTAATGTCAAAACGGATATATTGACAAGTCTTAGTAAATTTTCAGCAATCCATCAGATGCCTTATCATTACATTTTGAAATATGGTGCTGTGTGGCATAGGTATAAAACATGGATAGAATCAAACAAGACAGTTGATATTTTGGATGATGTATGGCAAAATTTTGATTATGAAAATTATTACGACCCGACACTCGGAAACATGTCCACCCAATATACTATTAAAAATTATACAGGGGGTACTCAAACATTCAAGGCCTTTGAAACTATTTTAACACCACCAGCAAATACACAATTTATTGAAAAATATAATTTAGGATTTTACCCTAAGTTGATAAATGATTTTTATTGGTACTTTACCAAAGAAAACTTATTTAACACTTATTCTACCACGGAATTTGAAGAAGCTTATGATAGAAATAAGTTAAGAATAGGTACAAACAGTAATTCTTCATTTTTTATGCCATACAGTGGAGACTCGAATAACTTAGACCGATCAATTGTAGTAAATGGTTATTATCAGTATTTTATTTTTGATAAAAATGCGATGGTTGACAAAAATAATAAAGTATACATTCCGGTACCATCTAATGGAGGGTCCCCTTTCAATCAAACCGTTTTAGAATGTTTCACGGGTACAAAAAAATTGAAAACAGACATTTCAAATAATCCCGCAATGTATAATGGTTCGGTTAGAGGTATGTGGGGACTTTCAAATTTTGGTTATTTTGACCCGATAGTTAAACCACAACCTGATGAAAGAATAACATACGGATTAGGACCTGGGTTATATCCTAACATATCAACATTGATAGGAACCTTCAACCCTCAAATTTTAGATGAATTTGAAAAGGCGTTTTTAGGTTTTTGTGACCCGAATGCTGATGCCTCTGAAATTTTAGTATTAAGTGGTGAAAGAACAACACCTGATTATATTGATACTAACAAGATTAAAAACATAAAACAAAGGAGATTAAGAGATCAAATATTGAATTTGTTTGTTGTTAAAGAAACTGATTTAACAAACCCAATTATAAATCAAGAAAACATAGACGCGGTAAATATTGCACAAGTACAGCAAATTAACATGTCAAAAAAACTCGAGGAGTTTATAAATTTTGATTGTATTCTCAAAATAGGTAACCCTTCCAATTTCAACAGAAAAGTATTCAATAGTTTTTCAACTGATGATACTCTAAAACCATTACAACCACTAACATACTCAGAATATGTTTTGGGGACTCTCCCTGGTGATGGAACAGGTGTTTCTCTTTTAGACAGCCAATCTTTAAATTCTGAATCTTGGATAGAACTACAAAAATATGTTGGATTCTCAGTAAACAATAATGTATTATATTCGGATAGTGGATCTACAATTACTGATTTCTTTATTGATAATAATATTGAATTTTCATCTTCAAATGTTCAAACTTTATACCCGTTAATTAAGATTTATGCTTTTCAAAAATTCAAAACATTGTATGACGGTGGGTCTTGGGATATTGATAATTTCTTCGGTGACTACAATCAGTTTTTAGATGACTTGAATTCACTACAGAGTGATATGGTTCGAGAAATCTCTTCGAGATTAAACAAAAATCTACCGAATACAAAAACAGAGATAGAAGGTGTAGGATCGAATGTAAGTGGTAATGTTACTAAACTAAGTACATACAACACATTCCAAGCTTTCAATGATAAATGGATTGCGGGTGGAGATTTTAAAAGTAAAACATTATTTGAAGACTTCATTTTTGTAAATGCAGGAAATGGTGATATCGGCGGAACACTTCAAGTAAATGTTATACAAATTGCAAAATTATTGAAAGAAAGAAAAACAATGACAATATTGGACACCGTTGATACAATTATGACTGTAATTGACAATATGTTATTTTACGCGATGCCAGCATACATTAATTTTTATGGAAACCAATCGCCAACACCAAACGCAATACCTAAACCTATTGATTTACCAAACTCACTGTTCGGTACATATGCTGAAGTTAACTACATAGACTCTAAACCAAAGTTTGTTTTGTCGTATGTTGGTAAAACATCAGAACACCCTAAGTCAAATAATAATACGGTATTATATAATGACGATAGTTATGATTTTAGAAACCCGTCTACTTGTCCTGTAAGAATACCTGTAACACCACCATACAATTTTTCACTTTCAAATAAAGTGGTTGCGTTTACCGTAGACTTTGGTATTCAAAACCAAAATATGTTCTCAAATTTAGAAGTTGGTATGGACGAAAAAAAACCAACAGGAGCAACATTTTTAGTGAGAGACCAAATTGCAAATGGTGTAAATGGGGATTCAATCGCTCAACAAACATCCTCAATATATTCTTTATATTTAAGTTCTTCATATAGCTGTACAGTTTCATCCTTAGGTAATGTGATGATACAACCACTTATGTACTTCAATTTGAGACATGTTCCACTTTTTGCGGGATCATATCAAATATATAGTGTTGAACATAGAATCTCTCCTCAAGGATTTGAAACAGAATTCAAAGGTACTAGAATGCCAATATATGAATTACCACCACCCGATAGTATGGCAACATATATAAAACAGAATTATTTAGAGAAGTATAAAAGTATTGCACTTCAAAGACCTAACCCTATCTCAGCACCACAAGGAGCGACAACTAACCTTGATCAACCTGAGGCGGTTGGAACAACATTGAAACCTGAAGATGAATGTCAGTTATTAGTTAATTCAAAATACTCCACCTTACCTTTTGTTGCCATCAGTAGAAGTAATTTGACCTTTAATGAATTTGCTAACCTCATCAAATCAATACCAAGTATTGATAAAAATATTGCTATTACACTTTTTGTTATTGCAATTACAAGATCTTCAAATGGTTTCGAGGATAATCTATTACAACCTATTAACAATAACTTGTTTGAGTTGACGGGTAAAAACACATACAGCGACGACCCAAGACTTAATTCCTTGGTGTGTACTAGTGTTGATAATGTAACCAATCCATTATTCTCATTTGCACAAGCCATCGAATCAATAGAAATTACTTACAAGTTGTATCAAAATTTAGGACCAATAGTTGAGGAAATGAAACTTTTAAATACTGGTAACCAACAAGAAACTACAAAACAAGCAATCGCTCAATTTATTATTGCGACTTGGGATACGGGTTACGGTTTTACAGGAAAAAGTGCAAGTCAAATGAAGGATTTTGTTCTCACAAATGTACAGAATGAAACTATTTTACCAAGTGTATATAGTGCATATCAACAACTTGTTGAGCTTGCGGTAACTTATTTCCCATAAACGATATATTTATATAGAAATTATTATGAACATGAAAGCACTTTTAGACGACTATCTAAAAAAAGATACTAGAGTTACCCAAAGAGATAGTGGTAATGGTTATCAAGAAGTTTGTGATTTAGATACAGGTGATTGTTATACGATAAGAATGAAAGATGGTCTTATTGAAAGAGTTGACAACACTATGAAAACTAATAGAACATTAAAAGTCGAAACACCGACAGGTGTTAAGACATTACTTAACGGATAAAAATAAGGTAATGAATATTGATAAAAAAATCATCGAAGAACTAAAAAGGTTTAATCAAATTAATACCTACATACTAAAAGAACAAGGAGATGCTCCATTACCTGAGGAAGAACCTACTCCTGAGGCCGATGCCACCGCAACGACTCCGGCAGCACCTGATGCCGCAGCGGCACCTGAAGCTGCAACAGGTACAGATGCAGCAGCACCTGAAGAAGTGGCAGAACCTATTGATATACAATCGGACCCTGATGTAGAAGAAGTGGATGCCGAAGGGACTGGTACAGAAACCGAAGATACAGAAGAAATTGATATTACCGATTTAGTAACTAACCAACAGGAAATCAAAACAAAACAAGAGGAATTTATGACTAACATGTTCTCAAAGTTAGATGATTTAGAAAGTAAGTTGAATACGATGGATCAAATCATGGATAAAATAAATAACCTTGAAAATAAATTCGATAAGTATAGAGAAAAAACACCAGAGGAAAAACTTATGTTAAGATCGTTAGACTCATATCCTTATAATCAAAAACTTACTGATTTTTTCCAAGACAAAGAAGTTGAAATGGATAAAACGGGAAAAAATGAATATGTTTTAACTTCAGACGATGTTGAAAACTTTTCACCAGGGGAGATCAAAAAAACTTTCAATATCTACGATAACGAAGACCAAAACTAAAAAAAAATTAAACATAATATAAAGGGACTTTACGGTCCCTTTTTTATTTGACAAACTTGAATATTCACTTATATTTGTTGTAGATAAAAGAGTAATAATTAAAAATTTATTTATGGCAAATTCAGTATTAGATTCAGTACTTGCACAGTACGAAAAGAACTCAACAACATCGAGTTCACAACGATCAAACATTTCACAAGAAGACCGTTTGAAAAAGTATTTTTCAGCAATTTTACAAAAGAATGAAAAATCTGCATCACGAAGAATTCGTATTTTACCTACTAAAGATGGATCGTCTCCGTTTGTTGAAGTATGGTATCACGAGATCCAAGTAAACGGACAATGGGTTAAGTTGTATGACCCTGATAAAAATGACAACGAACGATCACCATTGACCGAAGTATATAACGAACTTATCTCTACAGGTAAAAAAGAAGACAAAGAATTGGCTTCACAATATAGATCTCGATTGTTTTATATCGTTAAAGTAGTTGACCGTGATAATGAACAAGATGGTGTTAAATTTTGGAGATTTAAACACAACTACAAACAAGAAGGTGTGTTAGATAAAATTCTCCCTATTTGGAAGGCTAAAGGTGATGTTACAGACGCAGAAAAAGGTCGTGACTTAATCATCGAACTAACAAAGGCTAAAACACCACAGGGTAAAGAATACACAGTTATTCAAACAATCATGTATGATGACCCACAACCACTTCACGAAGATAAAGAAATTATGGACGGATGGGTTCAGGATGAACTTACATGGAACGATGTTTACTCTAAAAAACCTGTAGAGTATTTAGAAGCCGTAGCGGTTGGAGAAACACCAATTTGGTCTTCTGAACTTAAAAAATATGTATATGGTGAAGAAGCTGAAATTTCATTAGGTGGAAACAAACAAGAAACACCAACACCTGCGGACCCACAGGCCAATGAAGAACCGGCAGAAGATTTACCGTTCTAAAAAATCATCGAAGCATGGATACCTTGCAAGTGTTCATGCTTTTTTTATTAACTAATTAAAACAAAAAAATGAAACCAATTATTGCAGAAAAATTAAAAGACGCTTTGATTAAAAAGTATGAAGCTGAGATCGCAGATGCCGAAGCTCGTTTATATATTTATTTCTCAAACTCTGTTGGTATTGGAGAACATCCACAACACACAGAAGAAATGGATAATTTGGTTGGACAACTTACTGACGCAAAAGATAAGTTAGAGACCATTACAGAATTTAAAGTATACGAATTGTAATATGGCTATTAAGAAAAACGATTTCGGTTCATTAAAGAAAAAATTCTCCACATCGGCGAAGTACAAACCACAAAGATTTTTTGATTTGGGTTCTGAGTTCTTAGATGCGGTTGGATTACCTGGTCCCGCTATTGGGCACCTTAATATGTTGTTAGGTCACTCTGATACAGGAAAAACCACAGCATTAGTTAAAACTGCTGTTGATGCACAAAAGAAAGGTATTTTACCTGTGTTCATCATTACAGAGCAGAAGTGGTCTTTTGAACATGCAAAACTAATGGGATTTGAATGTGAAGAAGTGGTTGATGAAGAAACGGGAGAACTTGATTGGGACGGATTCTTTATCTTCAACAATAACTTTGAATACATCGAACAAATTACAGATTACATCAATAGTTTGTTAGATGCACAAGAGAAGGGTGAGTTGGATTATTCATTATGTTTCTTATGGGATTCAGTGGGGTCTGTTCCTTGTAAGATGACATATGAAGGTAAAGGTGGTAAGCAACACAATGCAAGTGTTTTAGCAGACAAGATTGGTATGGGAATTAATCAAAGAATTTCAGGATCGCGTAAATCTGATTCTAAGTTTGAAAATACCCTTATCATTGTGAATCAACCTTGGGTTGAATTACCTGATAACCCATTTGGTCAACCTAAAATTAAAGCAAAAGGTGGTGAAGCTATTTGGTTAAACTCATCATTGGTGTTCTTGTTTGGAAATCAAAAAGGTGCTGGTACAACTAAGATTACGGCAACCAAAGACAAACGAACAGTAAAGTTTGCCACACGAACAAAAGTATCCGTTATGAAAAATCACATCAACGGACTTGGGTTTGAAGACGGTAGAATTATTGTAACACCACACGGGTTCTTACCGGGTAAAGACACGGCCGAGGAGAAGTCTTCCGTAGAAAAGTATAAGAAAGAATATGCTGAGTATTGGAAGGAGATTATTGGAGTTGATGGTGACTTCGATTTGAAAGCAGAAAAAGAAGAAGTAGAGTAGTAACAATTAAAAAACAAAAAAGTGACAAAAACCTTATTGGTTGATGGGAACAATTTAATAAAAATTGGTTTCCACGGAGTGAAAGATTACTTTCATAACGGACAACATATCGGTGCTATTTGGCACTTTTTAAATACCTTAAGAAGATTCATAGAGGAAAACAACTATAACAAAGTTGTTGTCTTTTGGGATAGTGAAACAAACTCGTCACAGAGAAGGTTGATATACCCAAAATACAAATTAAACCGAAAAGAAGCTTCAAATGAGTATAAGCAAGAATCTTACGAAGGTCAGAAACAACGAGTTAAACAATATCTTGAAGAGATGTTTGTAAGACAAGTTGAGGTTGAAAATTCTGAGGCTGATGATTTAATTGCATACTACTGTCAGATTTCTGAAGATGAGGATAAAACTATATTCTCAAGTGATAGAGACCTAACACAGTTAATATCTGAAAAGGTATCTATCTATTCACCATCCGCAAAAAGATATTATAAGAATGGGGATACTATCAAAATGAGTGATTTTGAAGTACCCCATTATAATGTCAAAACAATCAAAATTCTTACTGGAGATAGTTCGGACAACATTGATGGTATTTTTTACTTGGGTGAAAAAACTTTATTTAAGTTTTTCCCTGAGCTACTTGAAAAACCTGTAGATTATACCGATATTTTATCTAAAGGAGAAGAACTTCTAAAAGAAAATAAAGACAACAAATCACTACAAAATCTTTTGTCAGGTAAAACAAAAGAGGGCATCTTTGGTGATGAGTATTATGACATTAATAAAAAACTTATTGATTTGAGTACCCCCCTCATTAATCAAGAAGGTAAAGAAATGGTGGATTCATATTACTCAGAATCATTAGATCCCGATGGAAGAGGATACAAGAACCTTATTCGAATGATGATGGAAGACGGGTTATTTAAATACCTACCAAAAAGTGATGATAGTTGGGTTTATTTTTTAAAACCATTTTTAAAGTTAACAAGAAAAGAAAAGTCAAAATTCAAAAACAAAAAGTAAAATTATGAAAGAACTAAATGATGTAACTAAAGTTGAGTTTCTAATTACACTTAATGACAATTTTGTTGTTCAGCGTTTTTTTAATGTTAAGGGAATTAACCCTAACGCTAAGAAAAGTATTGATCTGTACGAATATGTTAAAGAGTTATCAAACGAACTCCATTTAAAATTACGAAACAAGTGTGTTGTCTATATGCTTGAGAATAGATATCAAATTGAGGAAGATCCTTCAGTACTTGAAACCTCAAATACTGATGGTCCTGAGCAATTTAACATCATGGTCAAAATTGGAAATGAGACAATTTGTCATAGAACCATCGACGCCAAATTGTACCCACCGAAGGTAAGATATACCCTGGACATACGACCATCAATAAAAACCATATTGAAAGAGTTAACTGACATTTTATCAGGCAAAAATTTATCTTACCAATACCTAAATTATTCAATGATTTAATCATATTTATAAAAGAATCAAAGAAAAACAATTATATATGTCAGACAAAAAAAACTTCGGATACTTGGGAAATACCTTTCAAATCCAACTATTAAATAACATTATTTTATACAAAGATTTCTCAAATTCCATCCTTGAAGTTATTGATCCACATTACTTTGATAACCAATATTTTCGTATCATTTGTCAAATGATAAAAGAGTATTATTCTAAGTATGAACATACACCAACATTTGACACATTAGAACAACTCACAAAGTCTGAAATTACCTCTCCTATGGCTCAAAAGAGTATATTAGATACTTTAGACCAAGTTAAAAATGTATCAGACGACGGATCAATGTTTGTACAGGAAAAGTCATTAAAATTCTGTAAACAACAAGAGTTACAGAAGGTTATGACTAAAGCTCAATCAATTATTGATAAAGGTGATTTTGAGAGTTATGACCACCTTGAAGAAATGGTAAGAGGGGCATTACAAGTAGGTGAAGTAGACAAAGGAACAACCGATGTTTTCTTCAACCTTGACGAGGTATTAAATGATGATTACAGACACCCAATTCCAATTGGTGTACCAGGTATTGATAATCTTTTGAAAGGTGGTTTGGCAAAAGGAGAAATTGGTGTTATCTTAGCGCCTACAGGTGTTGGTAAGTCAACTTTCACTACTAAAATTGCTAACCACGCATTTAATTTAGGGTACAATGTTGTACAGATATTTTTTGAGGATAACCCAAAAATTATTCAAAGAAAACACATTACACTTTGGACGGGAATACATCCTGACGATTTAACTGAAAACAGAGATGAGGTGTTTGAAAAAGTAAAACACATCCAAGCAACAAGGAAGAATAAATTAATAATGAAAAAACTTCCATCAGATACTGTCACTATGAATCAGATTAAAAATCAGGTTAGAAAGATGATAGCTGAAGGGAACAGAGTTGATATGATTATTTTGGATTATATTGATTGTGTTGTACCGGATAAGATGTTGGGGGATGAATGGAAAAGTGAAGGTTCAGTGATGAGAGCGTTTGAAGCTATGTGTCACGAATTGGATATCGCTGGTTGGACGGCAACACAAGGTAATCGTAATTCGATTTCTTCTGAGGTTGTTACTACAGACCAAATGGGTGGATCAATTAAGAAGGCTCAAGTTGGACATGTGATTATTACGGTGGCAAAAAGTCTACAACAGAAAGAAATGAATTTAGCCACAATTGCGATAACAAAGTCAAGAATCGGTAAAGATGGTATTGTGTTTGAAAACTGTAAGTTTGATAATGGAATGCTTGAAATAGATACTGAACAAAGTGTAACTTTCTTAGGTTTGGAAGAACAGAAAGAAGAAAGAAATAGAAGTAGGATCAAAGAACTTTTGGAAAAAAAGAAACAAAAGGAACAACAAGAATCTTAAAAACAATAATTAAATTTTATTAAAAAAATGGAAAAAATATTAACAGAAAACCCTGGTCGATTTGTCATCTTCCCTATCGAACACAATGATATATGGGAATTTTACAAACAACACCAGGCGGCGTTTTGGACGGCTGAGGAAGTTGACCTAACAAATGACATCAGAGATTGGGAATCATTAACCGAAAATGAAAAATACTTCGTTAAAAATGTACTTTCATTCTTCGCAGCTTCTGATGGTATTGTTAATGAGAACTTAGCCGAGAACTTCTACCGTGAGGTACAATATCCTGAGGCGAAATTCTTCTATGGATTTCAGTTGGCAATGGAGAATATTCACTCGTTGATGTATTCATTGTTGATTGATACATACATTAACAACCCGAACGAGAAAGACGAATGTTTCAATGCGATTGATAGATTACCTGCGGTTCAGAAGAAAGCAAAATGGGCTTTGGAGTGGATTGAAAAGGCATCATTCGCTGAACGATTAGTAGCATTCGCGGCCGTTGAAGGTATTTTCTTTTCAGGTTCTTTTTGTTCCATATTTTGGTTGAAGTCAAGAGGCATCATGCAAGGGTTGGCTAACGCAAACTCATTGATCTTCAAAGACGAAAACCTACACTGTGACTTCGCAATCCACTTGTTAAATAACCATTTGGAAGAGAAACCATCCGAGAAACGAATCAAAGAGATTCTATTGTCGGCTCTTGAGATTGAAAAAGAATTCATCACAGAATCATTACCGGTATCTTTGATCGGTATGAACTCTAACTTGATGAAACAATATCTTGAGTTCGTTGTTGATGGTTTGTTAATGAAGATGGGATGTAGTAAAGAATTTAATGTAGAACAACCATTCAAGTTCATGGAACAGATAGCGGTTGAAACTAAAGGTAACTTCTTTGAATCAAGAACAATGGAATACCAAAAAGCAAAGTTAAACGAAACTATAACATTTACAGACGACTTCTAAATAACAAACTATGTCATTAAAAATAATAAAAAGAGGTGGAGAGATCGTAGCATTCAACCCACAAAAAATTTATAACCGAGTAAAAAGATCTTCTAAAGGGTTAAATGTCAATTCAGATGAGATTTTCATCAAAGTGATAACATCAGTACCAACTGAGGGTGAAGTAACAACGAAAGAATTGGACAAGTTAGTGTATGAAATTGCTGCATCATACACAGGTAGCCATCACGATTATTCAAGACTAGCTTCTAGTGTTGCGATCTCATCTTACCACAAAGAAACTAATGATAGTTTTTCTCAAACTATGATGCTACTTTATGAAGATGGTATAATAAACAAAAAGTTAATTGAAACCATAACAGAGTATGGTCCTGATACTATTGATGCTGTGATTAATCACGATAACGATTATAATTTTGATTATTTCGCATGGAGATCTTTACAGGAAATGTATTTATTAAAAAGACCTAACGGTAAAGTAGTTGAAAGACCGCAACATATGTACATGAGAGTTGCGTTATGGGTAACAACAAATATTACTGACGCATTTGAATATTACAAATCTTTATCAGAGCAACTAATTTCAAAGGCAACTCCAATCATGATCAACTCAGGTACAAAAGTACCTCAATTGGCGTCGTGTGTATTACATTATAATGATGCTGACTCAAGAAAAGGTTTATTAGATACTTTGACGGATATCTCTACATTCTCTTCAGACGCTGCTGGTATCGGACTTTCAATGTCCAATATCCGTAGTAAAGAGAGTAGAATATCAAGTTCAGGTGGTTATGCTGGTGGGTTATTGAAATATCTTAAAATTGTTAATGAATCTCTTAGGTTCTTTAACCAACAAGGTCGTAGACCTGGTTCTGCGGCAATCTACCTTGAGCCTTGGCATAAAGATATTTTCGATTTATTGGATATTAAAAAGAATACGGGAGCAGAAGAATTAAGAGCAAGAGACTTATTCACCGCTTTGTGGATTCCTGACAACTTTATGAGGGCAGTTAAAAACAATTCTGAATGGTATTTGTTTTGTCCTAATGATATTAATAAGGCAGGACTTAAACCACTTCAAGAATGTTATGGTGAGGAATATGAAGAGGTTTATAACCAAGCAGTTAACTTAGGTTTGGGTAAAAAAGTTAAGGCTCAAGATATTTGGACTAAAATTATTGAATCACAAGTAGAGACAGGAGTGCCTTATCTATGTTCAAAGGATAGTGCAAATAGAAAAACCAATCACCAAAATATTGGAGTAATCAAGCAATCAAATCTTTGTAATGAGATTTATCAATATACAGATGAAAACACGACGGCCATATGCACACTTTCATCAATGGTTTTAAAAAACTTTATTAAATCCGGTAAGTTTGATTTTGAACTTCTTTTTAGTGAAGTTAGAAAAGTTGTAAGATCTTTAAATAAAGTTGTGGATATTAACAATTACTCAACAGAAAAAGGTAGAAAAGGCGGTTTAGAGCAAAGAGCGATAGCTATTGGTACTCAGGGATTAGCGGATGTATTCTATTTAATGGATTATATATTCACATCGGACGACGCTAAAAAATTAAACAGAGATATTTTTGAGACCATTTATTACGCCGCGATTTATGAAAGTAATCAGTTGTGTATTGACGGACAATATAAACCATATGACTTCTTCAAAGGGTCACCAATGTCACAAGGAAATTTTCAGTTTGATATGTGGGATGTTGACCAATCAAATCTATCAGGTATGTGGGATTGGAAAAAATTAAAACAAAGTGTTATGGAACACGGAGTATGTAATTCATTGTTTACTGCACAAATGCCTGTAGCATCATCTGCAAAAATTACAGGTTCTTATGAAATGACTGAACCGGCACATTCTGCGATCTTTAACAGACGAGTTGTTGGTGGAGAAATTATGATTGTTAACAAATATCTAATTAATGATTTTGAAAAAATTGGAATTTGGAGTGAAGACCTTAAAAACGAAATAATTATTAATGAAGGATCAATTCAAAACATTAACTTCAATAATTATTTAGATCCCGAGGATAAGAATTACAATAAGAAAGTTAAACGAATTGAACACCTTATTCCAAAATATAAAACTATTTGGGAGATTTCACAAAAACAACTTATCGATATGGCTTCAGATAGAGCACCATTTATTGATCAGTCTCAATCAATGAACATTTACATGTCAAATCCAACACTTTCAAAGATTACATCGTCACATTTTCATTCTTGGGAAAGTGGATTGAAAACACTTTGTTATTATGTTAGAACAAAGGCGATTTCTACGGGAGCCAAACATTTAGCGGTAGATATTTCAAAAAAAGAAATTAAACAAAAAAATGAAGTGCCTAAAGTTGAATATGTAAACTTACCACCAAAACCTGAAAATTCTGATTTTGAATGTTTTGGTTGTTCATCATAATCTTAAAGTCCGAGTAATCGGACTTTTTTGTTTTTAATCTATTTATTCAAAAAATAGCAACATTATATTTATTTAATATGGCAAACGGAATAACATATGGTATTAATTTTCCTTTAAGACAGAGTTTAAAAGGTCAATACCTATCTCTATCGGAAACACCAGATGAAGAAATCAGAACTGATTTGGTCCATCTGTTACTAACAAGGAAAGGATCAAGATACTATCTACCAAATTTTGGTACAAGATTGTATGAATATATTTTTGAACCTTTAGATGGGGATACCTTTTCAACACTGAGAAGTGAAATAGAAGAATCAATATCTACATTTATTCCTAATCTTACTATTCAAAATATAAGTATAGAACCATATGTTAATTCTGAACCATCTTTAGGTGAGTTAGTTGTTCCTGAACAAGACATTCCTGTTTATGCTATTCCTGGAGCAAATACTGAAGAGTACACAGCAAAAATAAAAATAGAATATGTTGACGAAAGCAGTGCTTTCGGAACAAGACAATTCGTTATCATCAATTTATAAACTATGGCAAATAGAAGAATTGCATATACTGACAGAGATTTTGAAGCGTTAAGACAAGACCTCATAGATTATACCCAACAGTATTATCCAGAATTAATACAAAATTTTAATGATGCGTCTGTATTTTCAGTACTGATGGATTTGAATGCTGCGATTGGTGACAATTTGCATTTTCATATAGATAGGAGTATACAAGAAACCGTTTTACAGTTTGCACAACAAAGATCTTCTATATTTAACATTGCTAGAACCTATGGACTAAAAGTACCTGGATTTAGACCTTCTGTTGCTTTGGTTGATATTTCGATAACTATACCTGCTTTAGGTGACTCTGAAGATGTAAGATATTTAGGTATATTAAGAGCCGGAGCCCAATTCAACGGTGGAGGAACGACATTTGAAACCGTATATGACATTGATTTCTCAACTCAATTTAACAGAGAAGGGTTTGTGAACAGAACAAAAATACCACAATTCAGTGATGATAATTCTGCACCATCAAGCTACATAATTACAAAACGAGAAATTGTTGTCAATGGTAGTACCCAAGTATTCAAAAAGGTAATTACCCCTGCAGAAGTAATACCTTTCTTTAGTTTTTTCTTACCTGAAAAAAATGTCTTAGGTGTGACATCGATAATACAAAAAGACGGTACTGATTACCAATCAACACCATCCTTCACTGAATTCCAAACTTCACCAAACAGATGGTATGAGGTTGATTCATTAGTAGAAAATACAGTATTTATCGAGGACCCAACTAAACCTGTTGATGACGCTGGCGTAAAAGTAGGAAGGTATTTAAAAACAGATAATCGATTCATTACTGAATACACCCCCGAGGGATTTTTAAGAATTCAATTTGGTAATGGGACTGTAACACCTGAAGAACAACTAAATCAATTTACTAAAACAGGTGTTCCACTAAAAATACAAAATTATCAAAATAACATAGGTTTAGGTTTAACAGTAAGACCAAATACTACTTTGTTTGTTCAATATAGGACAGGTGGTGGATTGGCTAGTAATGTTGGTGTTGGTGCGATCAATCAAGTTGCATTAGTTGATTTTGCAGTAAACGGACCCTCAGCGGTTGTCAATAACAATACCATACAATCGATTAGAGTTAATAATGTGACTGCGGCAATCGGAGGAGCAAACCAACCTTCAGTTAACGAGGTAAGAAATATGGTTACATATAACTTTGCGGCACAAAAAAGAGCGGTAACAATAAATGACTACAAGTCTCTAATTGATACAATGCCAGGACAATACGGTGCCCCAGCTAAAGTGTCGATATCAGAATTCAACAATAAAATTTTGGTGAAGATCCTTTCTTTCGACACACAAGGTGCTCTAACACAAACAGTCTCGAATAATCTTAAAACAAATTTGGCAACTTATCTATCGAAGTATAGAATGATTAACGATTATATTTCAATTGAAGTCGCTAAAGTTATAGATTTGGAATTTGAGTTCTTTGTTGTTTTAACCGCTGCAGGATCACAAAGTCAAGTCATCACACAAATAATTGATAATGTAACAACTTACATGGCACCATCTACAAGGGAGTTAGGTGAAAATGTTAATGTTTCAGAAATTAGACAAATCGTTCAAGGAATAGAAGGAGTTAATACATTATCTGAAATAAGAGTATATAATAGAGTTGGCGGTCAATACTCATCATCTGAAACATCACAAAGATATGTAGATGTTGCAACTAAACAAATTGAACTTATTGATGACACTATTTTTGCAGAGCCCGATCAAATTTACCAAGTAAGATTCCCAAATAAAGACATAAAAGTAAGGGTTAAAAATATAACAACAGTAGATTATAGTTAAGATTGTTTATTTTAACCCAAACCGTGTTACTTTTAAAATAGTCAAAAAGACTATTTATTTTTAAACGATATTATGTCCAAAAGTTATAGAATTAGAACAACGCCTGGAATCGATAAAAACATCCGAATTGACATCCAACAAGATTTTGACTTAATAGAAATCTTGTCGTTGAAATTAAAACAAGAAGATGTTTATACTCGTTTTTGTGCCGATTATGGTGTTGTAGTAGGTAGGGTAATTGCAAATGGCGGTTACGGAGTACCAAATGTACCAATATCTGTTTTTGTACCACTCACCACAGAAGATGAAACAGACCCTGTAATATCAACATTATACCCATATAAAACAATCACAGATAAAAATGACGAAGGTTATAGATATAACCTTTTACCTTATGTACAAGAGTACGGAGGACATACACCGACAGGTACTTTTCCTGATATTGAAGAAGTTTTAACAAGAAAAGAAGTATTAGAAGTATATGAAAAATACTACAAGTACACCGTAAGAACTAACGATAGTGGTGACTTTATGATAGTTGGAGTACCTTTAGGTATTCAGACGATCGTAATGGATTTAGACTTATCTAATATCGGATGTTTTTCCCAAAGACCTACAGATTTAGTTAGACAAGGTCTTGGTGTTAAATCACAATTTGCTGGCCCTAATTTTAGATCATCTGAAAATTTAGATTCATTACCACAAATAGTTAATCAAGCTAAAGATGTTGAAGTTGCCGCATTTTGGGGTGAAGAAAACATATGTAATGTTGGTATTACAAGAATTGACTTTGATTTAAGGGACTCAGGTATAGAGATAGTACCTCAATCAATTTTCATGGGATCTTTGTTTTCGACTAGTGAAGATGATGTTTTAAATGTGAATTGTAAACCAAAATTCGATTCAGGTAATCTTTGTGATTTAGTTACAGGTGCTGGGAAAATTTTAGCATTAAGACAAACAGTTTTTAACGACAGTCAAGGATTACCGGTTTTAGAAGAGTATAGATTTGAAGACGGAGGAAATGTCATTGATGATAATGGAACATGGTTAATTGAAGTGCCGATGAACTTTGATTTTGTAACTACAAATGAGTTCGGAGACCAGATTATATCGAATGACCCTACAATTGGTATACCAACCAAGGGCAAGTACAGATTCAGGATCCAATACCAAAATGAAGATGGGTTAGAAAATAATGCCATGAGAGCTGACTACTTAGTACCTAATATTAAAGAATACGGTTGGTCACTTACACAATCTGAAGCACCTCTTTCAGATACCCTTCAAAAACAATCATATGCCTTTAGTTTAGACTGGAATGATTATGGAGATACTGCAACAACTATCGGAAACCAAATGATTCAGGAGGCGATCAACTGTGAAGATAGATTCTTTGAAATGAACTTCAATCGAGTTTATACTGTTGCAAATTTTATTGATAGATGGAAATGGGGATATAATAGAGCAAGACATTTAGGAATAAAGGAAATAACAGATAGGGCATGTTCAACAACAACAAATAGATTTCCAGTGAATGATGGAGTTAGAAATTTTGATTTTATATTTTTCTTATTTAATTTGTTAATAACATTACTATCACCATTATTAGCTTCTATAATTGTTATTTTACATATTTTGGCGTTAATATATCCAATTATAGTAAAATTCATAAATTCTATAATAGATTTTATCAATGATGTTGTTTTTGCAATATGTAAGGCTATAAACTGGCTAACCAATGGGAATAAACCTGAAGGTGGGTGTAACAAGGCAGTTTTAGATAAACTTGAAGAAAACAATCCATTCAAAAGAATTTCATTACCCATGATGTCATATCCTGATTGTGAAGCTTGTAACTGTGAGGATGCGTCACTTAATACTACTACTAACTTTAATCCATTTCAGAATTTCCTTATTTCACAGGGCAATTATAGTCAACTAATAAATTCAAATTCAGTGTCTTCTTTTGAAGGTTTGGTTGTAAGTACTACCAGTACAGAAGGACAAAACAATGGATTAAGACAGGTTTTAGCTGGGTACCAATTTTTACCAGGTTCAACATTCAATAGTAATATAATGGACCAAAAGTTAACAAAACTTCCTATTTTGGAATGGCCAAACCAAGCCTCGAGTTATAAGTACTTAGGAAATGATGTTACATTATCACAGTCTTTGAACATGGCTAATTTAAGAATAAGGTACTTTGAGGGTGAAAATATAATAAGAACTACAGTATTTAATACACCACCAAATGGTTTAATTCCTCAGCCATCAACACCATTTACAGACTCAGTTCTCATGGTAGTTTGTGATGCGGGAACACTTCAAACATTATTACCTGGAGATTTAATTTCTTTCCATGACATATCAAAAATACAAGATCCTAACTTAACAGGGGCTACTTTGAATCAGTTCCAAACTAAAAGTATTACAGGTAGTACCAATCCCAACCAAGTGGCGCTTGTTAATAAAACTGTACAGTATGTGACAACAGGTGGAACCATACAGACTGCAACATTGAAGTTAAAAATTACTGAAGATGGAAAACCTTATAATTTTGTTGCAGGGAATGAGTACTTCCAAGTAATAACAGGAGGGACTGTCAGTCAATATTCTGGTCTTACAAATCAAAATAATGTCAACTCACTTTTAAACAAGTATCTTTTTGCTAAAACTCAGAGAGCCTATTATCATTCTGTCCCACAATTACCGCAAAACTCGAACCTCCAAACATTTATTTCAACCCCACTACAGGCGTACGACTTATTTGGTGATCAGGAGATTATATTTCTTTCAAGGGGAGTTGATCCTTATACTCAAAAACAAAACATAAAATATGACCTTTCTAAATTGTTTGGGTATAATTTTACACAAGGACCTATTGTTGAAGGCAGTTATTATTTGAATATTCCAATACAGTCAAATACAAATTTAAATTTACCATGGAGAAACGACTATAAAACACCGGAAACACATGAAACAACCACAAATAATAATAATAAGTTGTTTCACATACCATTCTCGTTTTCGGTACAACCTTCTGTTTTTTCGGCATTTACAAACAACATTTTAAAATATTACAATTCCACAGATAAATCACGATTTGGGTCACCTGCGTACTTTGGTGATACCTATGCTTTAAATCAATTTACACTACCTGCTGGGGTTTATTCTGACATTGCATGTAATGGGCCCGAACTTGGAAAGAGTACTATAGGTTTTCAGTTTGGATCCATTCAATCAACAACACAACTTTATACATGGACAAGACCTGTTGCAGATGGGTACGCTTTTTATTCTAACACAGACCCTTCGAACAATTATGCATATCAGACTTCTTGTTCGGGTATACCTATTGGTATACCATGTCAATTTGGTGTTGGTGCTTGTGAAAACTTTAGTACAGGTTATGGTGTCGTAACAACATCACCATTCTTAAATGTTGGTGATATTTTCTACACACAATATGTCGGACCAAATAGTCCCGGAAACATACCAATGGACGGTGTTTTCAACACAACTATAAATGATTTTCTGTGGGTTCCTATGAGGTACGACTATTATGATGCGACAACTGGACAATATACTTGGTTTGTACAGGCGGCAGTTAAATTAGACGCTAGTGGAATAATTTTAGATTATGAAGTTTGTTCAGGGGCATGGAACGGATCTTTAACTCCTCAACCTACATGTGCAACATCACCACAAGGTAATATTGAGGGTGGAACTTTGTTAGCGGGTTATGAACCTCAACAAGTCTCTATGCCAACACAACAACAAAATAGACACAGTAGAGTTTTTTCCCCCACTTATCATTTAGATTATACACCTAATACTAACATGGTAAACTCAGATAGATTAATACTCAGATCAGACAGATTACCAACTTCAGATGTAGTTCAAGTTTCGGGTAACACATCATTTTCTTTACACCTAAATGATAACTTTTTAATGTATAAGTTATTGGATACAGGAGGTGTTATTACTATACCGGTGTTTAACATGCAACCTACAGATACTACAAATAATTTACAAGATTTCGAAGATGATGGTAGTGGTGTCAGTGATGCGGTGTTAGGGTCTTTAACATGTGATCAATTAACATTATTAGAATGTTATTCAGGTAGTGGTGAAAATTTCGGAGTAAAGGCGCCATGTCCTGCGAATTTCCCTAACAATCCTGATAAAACTAGAGTTAAAGGGGGGTGTTATTATTTTGTCCAAGACGAACTTATAAAGACAATAAAAGACGACTTAAAATATTTGGCAGAATGGAAAGCAAGATTCAGATTTGTATTTGGTGCTTGTAGAGGTGTGATTAGTCATGTATTCCAAAACAATTGGGTGAATGGTACCCTTTACGCGTTCTCGTTCAGGAAACAAACAATTTTTGATAGTGTCGGTAATGTTAAGAAATATAAGTTTTGCGGAACAAAGGACCCCGTGCTAATTCAAGTCACTACTAACCAAGGACCGATTTATTTTGATGAAGATAGATTTTCATTCTTTTATAGATCAACACCTTACGATTATGTTACGGGTCAGTTTATTGGACAATTACCTATGAAAAAGAATTTATTCAATAATGACTGGGAGCCCGTTGGACCGACATATAAAGGAATGAATAATCGCAATTTATTTTTTCCAACTACAATTATGGATTTGGGTCCTAGAGATGAATTTGCAAAAGAAATCTGTTTAAATCCTCAATTGGAGGGTTATTTAGTGGATACATTGAAGAGTACTACATACAACGAAACTGCCGATATATTACTTTTTGCTATACTATCAAGATTGTTATCCACATCATTTACCCAACAAATTTTAGGTAGTGGAGACGCATCAATTAATAGTTTATTTTCGAGAAGTGAGGATAGAATTGATGGGGACATCGCTCAAATGTTTAGCATAAACTCTGAATATGGTATTTTACCTTTCAATGACGAATTTTATGATGATAATGATATCTACTTAGCTCCGAACACAAATGACGGACCACTTATAGGTGTATTATATTCTGCTATTACTGAGAATAGAATAAGATTAACACCAGGTACTATAACATTTGGTAATATTACGCAGACAATTGGGTACCCTAAAACCCAAGTAGTACCTATGTATAAATGGATTAAAGACGGTCAAACCGCACCACAAACTATTTTAGGAAGCCAAGACAACGATTGGTTTACATCATTTGATGCGAACAATGGATATTACACAGCACCTTACCAAGAGATGAGTTTTAATACTACTGATTATTTCCAAGCGACAAACGGTCCTTCTACTGGATATATCTACAATTATAATAATAATGGAGTACCGACATTCGCACCTTCAGTTAACCAACCATCTAATAGATATGTTGTTGGTGCTCCATATCATTTTTACTTTGGGTTAAATAAAGGTAAATCATCATTAAACAGGTACATCACTAAATATCTTCTATAATAATGAGAAAACAGGATGACATAAGAATAGTTTTAGGATCGAAAAGATTTGCTGGTTCTGCAAATGTGGATGAGCAACTACAAGTACCATTGTTTGGTAAAAGAAGGAATATGGTTCAAGGAGATAGATCAAGAATAGTAAGTTTGAATGATATCTTTGACGAAGAAAGAACTGAATCATCCATTTTTAGACTTAATGGTAAAATCGTAAACTTGTTCAACAATTCTATTTCAGGTAGTACTAGTTATACCCCATTTAAAAATTCATTATATTATATAAATCCTGAAGTTTCGGTCAATACGAATGTTTGGAAAGGGTTTCCCCAATATGATGAATTTAGTATGATACGGTCTAGCGGGATTACAAACCACTTCCAATTCCAAACGGTTAGTGCTTCAACATATAATTGGACATATTATGCATCATATGCGTTCAGTAGTAGTACGGCTCAAACAATGTCCTATACTAACGAAAAATACAATGTAACTAACCAATCCTACAATGTTTCCGATGGAATACCATTTGTAATGAATACAGGTCAAACGAATGGTAAAGATTTAATATTCTTTAATTGTCCAACTAATCATAATTTGAGTGTTGGACAGTGGGTTGAATTAAGTATTACCATAAATGGAAAAAATTTATATCAAGTTTACTCATTAGGTAATGGATCTTATAGGTCTGAAAAAAATGTATTCACTGTCTATAATTTATCTTATTCACAAAATGATGTATATGATGGAAGATATGGTAATTTCAAAAGAATAACTGATATTACAAATAGTGCTGAAACAAAATCAAGATATTATATTAGATTACATAAAATACTTACAAATGTTGAAGATACTTTTGTAACTAAACTTGGGTTTGAAAATAACCCATTTCCCGTCAAAAGAAAATTAGAATTTTCGGCACTTACACCAAATTCGTTTCAAAGAATATCGGTTAAGACTGGAACACAAAGTTATGGTTTTTCGGTGAATAGAGATATTGATATATCACCATTAATTGACAACAATGGTAAACCAGTTACTGAATTATTTTTTACTATGTTATTTAAAGGTTATGCTGGATGGTTCAACAAACCAAACGCGGGACAAACATCGGCTTTAGAAATTGGATGGGAGTTTAACTTTTTAAAAAATAACATAAGTAATTGGTGGGACAAATCGTCATCGTTTAATAAAGATAACATCCCTTATGGGTCATATACCCTTCAAGGTAAAACATTTTATTTTAATCAAGATTTAAAAATAGGTGACACCATTAAAGGGGATTTTTGCGAATATAATAATATTGAACAAAGGGAATATGTTTTATCACCACTTTACCACAAATATTCGATAAATCCAAATAATTTTATTGATGATGCGACATCTGGTACGACAAATTTACCTTCAGGATACGCCTACAAACCCCACTATAGTATTCCAATCAGAGTGTTTAGTGATTTTATTGAAACATTACCTGTAAATAGTATTGTTAATGCCCCATTCTATTCCTACTTCTCAAAAAAAACGGGGAACTTTATATGGCGTGATATATATAGTTATGGGTATATTGATGGAGATGGAATAGGTTTGAACATTCCATTTTTAAATGATTCACATTACCCGTTTAAAGAAGTTAGAATGATACAGTTTCCTACAAGAAGAAATGTTTCTGATTTAGAAACAGACCTGATAAATGACCCAATAACTGACGATTGTGAGTGATAAATTTTTAGGAACACTTAAAGTACAAGACGGTTATTTGAATATACCGCTAGAAGTCGATTTCGATTTGGAAGGTCGTTCACAGGCAGTTGAGGATTTTGAAAATCAAATCTTAAGACAAATTATAAATCCCGTCACTGATTTTGAAATGACTAAGTTTGCTCATTCGGGATGGACTGTAAATTTCCAAATTGTATCACCACCATTTATACCTGGAGGTAGTAGTATAATTTTAAATGTAACTATTATCCCCACAACTATAGATTATGAATTTTTCTTTTTTGACTATACAACAAATGTTGATATAGCAACCACATCAAATTGGGACGATGATTATGAAAAGGCAGGATTCACGGATAATGAAATTTACTATTTCGCAAACTCATTTAAAGGTAGCTTTTTCAAGTTGGATTTCTACGATAAAAAAGATTCTCAAACACAACAATTATTTTTAACCGTAATACTACCTACACAACAAGGTTTAAAAGAAAATGGTTCCATCGGATCACCCAATAATCCAATAAGTGTAATGGTCAACAAACCAAAATTTAAATTGGATTATATCGGAGCAAATAAAGAAGGTTTTTTTGTTTATTTCTTAAAAGATAAATCAATTTTCAATTTAGACGCGTTTTATGTGTCATGTAAGTTCTTCAATGCAAAAAATGGACAATTTGTGAGAATGTTAACCACACCACAATCTACATTTGTAGGTCCGGGGGTTTTTAATGTAAACAAAGATGATACATTTTATTACAAATACATTTTGGATTACAACACATTCAAATATGCTGTTTACAAAGAATCACCTAATGGTAGTTTATCAAGAGTAGGGACAACTATTAGTCCAATAAAATGGTATGAATATGTGAATCCATAATGAATCCTGAAAAAATAAATATTGTTATTTCACCCGAAGTACTCAGAGACGATTTGTTTGCTGAGGTTTATCAAACTCAGACTTTTGATGTATACTCTGGTTTAAGTTATGTTCTTAGTGGGGGTACAAATGGATCGTCACTTCTAACAGGATTGACCATACCAATTCTTTTAACACAAAACTTTAATGATATTGGATATTATTCTCCGTTTGAGGGATTCATAGATCAAAAAGATGTGGTTACTAATTTTGTAATTTCAGGTGACCCTATAAATCCATATCAAGTTCATGTATTTAATAGTGCTGGATATAATTTTCAAAACTATCTTCAAGATTCTTCATACAATGTTGCTTGGGGTGATGGATCAAGTGGATCCACAATTTCAATCAATAATACCACACAATCACATGTTTACCCAAGTGTACCACAAAGTTATACAATAACACTTTCACAAACAAATATGTTTGGATTAACAACGGTCCAACAACCAGTTACAGTTCCCTTCACGGGTGTTACCATTACAAATCAATTGGGTAATATTACTTTTGCTGCACAAGGAGGAAGTTGGGCAGGGGTTCAGTTGAGTTTAGATTTTATTTTTACTGGTGACTCTAATAATAACATAAACCAACAGATTTCAAGTGCATACACCACAGTACCATTCCAAGTTTCGGGATACACAAATTCACAGTTAGAGTTACTAAGAAGATGGGGACCACAACCATTTACAGTTGGGTATATTACACAACTATCAAACGGGGGTATTGGTTATGTGTCAGAAATAACAAATGAATATACCGCTTACACAATCAACAGTGTTAATTATTTCAACCTACCGAATGGTTTAACTTATTTTGTTTTTGAATCGTCAGGATTAACCGCTAATGATATTACAGTTTCGGCTTTGACTAAAAATGAATACCTTCTTGATTTTGTGATGGATCCTGAAGTACAAACGGATATTGCGGTAGAGAGAGGAAGGTATAGTCCATTCGAACCATTACAACGACTTAACGAGGTTGATAATCTTGGTGATTTAATAAGTTATGGTTATGGGTATTACAAAATTAACAACGATTAAAAAAGCGTCATAAACTATTTATAAATAAAAACTAATGGCATTAGGAGCATACGGTACTATCAGACCCGCAGATGTATCACCATCTGATGTTGAAATATTATTACATTACACGCCGTCGCGTGATGTAACATCTAACTTTGTATTGAAAAAATTAGATGCAACAACAATTTTAACACCATATTACCACAACAATCAGACTGGTGGAAACAATAATATTGAAATATTGGGAGGGTTATATAATCTTAGATTACCTGCCACTGAGTTTAATGCTGTTGGTATTTACACACTTTACATTAGACCCGCCGAAATTAGAACAAGAATAACAGATTGTGGTGTGTTATCGGCACTCCCTAATGTTAAAGGTATTATTATAGACATCAATCAGGTCCCACAACAATTTAGAAACAAATTTGTGAACCAAGGTTTAGTTGGATTCAGAATTGAATATTTAAACAATGACGGAACAAAAATACCTAATTTTTATAGAATAGTAACATCTTCTTTTTATTGTGAGCCGGTTGTTTCAGACCAGACAAACACTACTCAAAAGTCTATAAGATATCGTTATGTTGAGGGTGCGAGTGATTTATTATTTTGTACACTTTCACCTAGTTCATCACCAACTAACAAACCGAATGCTACACCATTTATTGGTCAACCAAATCAAAATATTATTGTTACGAATACTTTTTTCAATCCACTTAGTTTGGATGTGCAAATATCTAATTATGATATTGATACATTGGCAATTGCGTTATACGGTAATCAAACTAAATCTATTGAAGATGGTATCTACACTCTTTATGATAGTGTTGGTAACATTTATAAACAATACAACCTATTTGAGGTTAGAGATAACTTTAATGAACTTCTTTATGAGGTTAGACAAGATAGGGGAACTAATATCGACTTTAGTAAAAACTTTACAAATATTATTAGTTAATGGCAGTTACAAAATATAAATGTCCAGCACCACCTGCAAACGGATCAGGTACCTTTTCCAATGAATTAGTTGGTTTACAATTAGTCTCGGGTGGTGGTTTAACGCAAGGAAATTTTCAGTTTACCACTGCAATATATGAAAAAATTGACAGGACATTTGATACTGGTCTTTTTTCTGACCCATACACTCTTGAAAACCTAAATATTGAATCAGTCGAACAAGCAAAAGAAATAGTTCGCAAAAATTTTAAGGTATATCCAAATTTTGATTTAGCTCAAGTCACTAACTATACTCTTTATGGTTCATTACAGAAAAGACTTTCTTCATCTATAACCAAGATAATTAACTTTTTTCCGGCCGGAATCCAAATAGATTTTCAGAATTACAGTTTAAACACAGGTTATACTGCGTTCAATATTATATATGATCCTATAGGTGATGAAACATCTTTTGATGTGGATGTTCAATTTTTCAAAAATCCATTCGCAATTGATTATAGCGTTAATGCCGCACAGAACATACAAGTTCTACCATACAATGTAAGCAAATATAGAGATTTAAAAAAATTCTATGAAAGTTATTCATTATATACTACAACTTTCAATGATGAATACCCAATCATTGATTTAGTAGCGACGACAACACTCACTGCTGGTACAATTCCGATAGTAGTAAAAGGTCAACCATTTACGGGTTCTCAAATCACAGATACTATTATTATCAAACCAAACAATTTAGTAACTGAACAAGTATTTAAAAACGATTTTGATGAAATTGAGCAATACCTTCTTAATAGAAATACTTTTCCTAAGTACACCGCTAAATTTCAATATCCTGATTATGATAGTAATGGTAATTACACTTTATTTACTAAACCTGTAACATGGAAATTAGATGGTGCTTGGAATCTTGACATTGAAACGACTAATTTTGACACATACCTAACAACGATTCAGGAAATTGCTGAATTAATCGACCAATTCAAGACAAACCTGTTAAGTAGATTTTTAACATCTGACTCACTTAAAGAATTTGACACACCAGACCAAAAGTTAGAAAAAGTTTTACAAATTTATGGTAGAAGTTTTGATGAGACAAAGACACTAATAGATGCTTTGGCAAACATGAATTCGGTAAATTATATCACTAAAAATGACATACCCGATCAATTATTGTCGTATATAGTTGAAACACTAGGTTGGAAAACAAATATATCACCAATCACAACTGATGGACTTAACGATACGATATATAACACGACAAATAATGTAATCTATCCTGGACAATCGAAAATACAAACACCAGAACAAGTAAACATACAGTATTATAAAAATTTAATACTTAATTCTGCTTATTTGTATAAAACTAAAGGTACGAGAAAGTCAATTGAGTATATTATGAAGATGGTTGGTGTGCCCGACCAACTTATTGAGTTTAATGAATATGTTTATCTTGCGGATCAAAAAATATCTGTTTCTGATTTTGAAACACAATTTGCTCAAATTTCAGGTGGAACCAAGTTGGATAAGATTACATCCTTAAATTCTAGTATTCAATACTCAATACAAAGCATCAATTTTACAGGGTTTGTTGCTAATTCAGTTATTACTACGGTTAACACCGGACTTGGAGACTACCCGATATCTTTAGAAACAGGATATCCTGAAAGTGCGGTTGAAACCGAAGATTATTTTTTTCAAAAAGGTGCCGGTTGGTTTGAAACGACTCCCGAACACACATCACCCGAAGTTATTAATTTTTCAACATCAGAAATTAATCCGCAAATTGCGGTATTTTCTTCTGTACTTACACCATTCACATATGGGCAAGAATATTTGGATCGTTACGAAAAGTTTCCATTTTTGGACTTAGGATATCGATTAACAAGAACGGTTGACAATACAAAATCATGGGTGGATACTCAGGTTGGTTTAAGAAAAAACACACAAAATTATTCGGAAACATATTACACTGTACCAAATGAAGATTTGGCAATCAATTCTAAAAACATGGAATTGTACCTTAATATGGGCCAAGGAATAACATATGACATTTGGGATATGTCTTCTAAATACGGATACCCAATTGCGAATACAGGGTTAACATCTCCATATGCAACACAAGGTGGAATTGATTGGACGGTAATTAATCCTAAACCGAATCAAAAAACCTTTTTAGAATTTGCACAAACATTCTATAATAACATGATAAATGTTAGAAATAGACAATGGATTTTTGACGGTAAAACCGGAGGTTACCCAACATTACAATATATTTTTTGGAAGTATTTGGAAACTACACAAAATACAAATTTCCCATTCAATGATTTTACATATCAAAAAATGGTAGATTATACTCTGAATTTAGGTGACTATTGGGTTAGACTTGTTGAACAATTTGTACCCGCCACTACTTTATGGAATACGGGTCAAAAATTTGACAACTCAATATTTCATAGACAAAAAGTGTCATGGAAAAGACAAAGAGGATGTACTTTTGTCGGTACTGGTTCTTTTACCCCTCAAGATGAACCACCTGTACAATCTGTATATGAAGGAGGAAGTGGTGCTTACGACTGTAATGAACAAACACTGACAGCAGCATTAACTATGTTTGATCCTTTTGAAATTCTTAGTATCGAAACAAATGATGCGATTTTAAATCAAGGAATTGACTTATCCCAATGTAATAATAATACGGTTATATCTACTTGGTATGTTGAAGTAGTCTTAACAAATTTACTAACTGGTAATGAACAAATTTTATTGTTTGAACAGTTTTGGATTGGAGATGGACCTGAAGCACTTAATCAACAAACAGGTGACCCATTATATTATGACGGGGTGTTACTAGCCATTACAAACAGTTTACAACCTTTAGAATCTGTTGGTTTAGGTTATAGTTTTGAAGGTGGAAACCTAACTATTTTCAATACAACATGTCTTGATGAATTTACAAATAGCTCATTAACCATAAATGTTGTCTTAGATGTGACAGTTGAATGTATTAATTAATAATTAAATAAAATGGCTTGTATTAGTGGATATACAAATGGAATTTATACTTATGTTGACTGTTGTGGATTGACAAGGGTCGGTGCATCATCAGGTGAAACTGTATGTTTGGACCAAAGTTACTCTGGAAGTGCCGTAAACATAGTGTATGATACTGGTAGTACTTGTACACAGGCTTGTAGTGGAACATCTGAATTATCTTATTTTTTCACGGTAACTGGTACATGTGGAATTGCAAATGGATCGGTTACTATATCCCCTAACGGAGGTTACCCACCATACACAATTGACCCAATTTTTCCTGTGGGTCATGGATTGTCCGCACAAACAGGAACAACTTCAATAACTTTTACGGGGCTTACTGATGAAACTTATGTTTTTAGACTCAACGACTCGTTAGGTGATGTTAATTCGGAATTGTTTATAAATGTAAGTGTCGGAAACTGTTTTAGTGCAACTACAACTTTTGTTGAAGGTACTACCTGCGGTTTAGAAAACGGTTTAATAACTGTGAGTGCATCATCAACGACACCACCATATAATATTCTTTTATATAAGGATGAAGTTCTAAATCAAATACAACAAACAAATTCAGTACCATATATATTTCCTGAATTAGGTGAGGGTATTTACTACGCATTACTTGTTGATTCAAGTAATGTTACCGCTAAAACAGAAAATGTTGTCATAAGTGCTAGTACACAGTTAGATTTTGGTTTATGGAAGGTAGATACTTCACAGTGTGCAACTGACAAAGGAAAAATTTCTGTCACAGGACAAACTGGTGTATGTCCATACACCTATTTATGGTCTGACGGACATACAGGTCAAACTATAACAGGACTAACGGTAGGTGAATATTCAGTAACCGTAACAGACAGCCAAGGGTGTGAGTTAACAAAAAGTGTTTTTGTGGATATAGCATCACCATTGGGGGTTGGTTTGGTCACAGGAACTAACCCAACATGTTTTAGTAACAATGGAATTATAGATATTACAATAACAGGTGGAAGTGTTCCATACTATTACTCGGCATCGTCTGGTAATATAGGAGTTACACTATCTAATGAATTATCAATTACGGGGTTAACCGCAGGGGATTACCAAATTATTATAAAAGATGCTAATCTTTGTACATTAGATTTTATAACAGAACTTAACTCAGTTAATGGATTCAGAAATGTAAGTAATACTATAACAAACTCAACCTGCTCATTTGATAATGGGTTAATACAGACAAGTATTGTTGGGTTGTATGGTTTCTACTCTTACATTCTTTCGGGTCAAAATACGAATCAGGTGTTTACTAAGTTTACACAGGACCAAAATGTGACATTTGACGGTTTGGAAACCGATACATACCTATTAACAATATCAGGAAACTCAAGTAGTTGTGTTTATACCGAAACTTTGGAAGTTACATCCGAAAGTAAGTTTACGGTTACAGCAACAACAACACCATCGTCATGTGGATCACAAAGCGGATCTATCTCTGTAAATGTGAGTACTGGTTACACAGAACCGATTGATTATGTCTTAAGTAATGGTAACACATTACAAAATGTAAACTTTTCTTCATACACATTCAATTTCTTAACACCTGGAAGTTATACACTACAAGTGACTGATGCTGATAACTGTACGGTAAGTTTAGATTTAACCGTACCATTAAGTGGTAATCTAACATCTACATTAACTAAAACCGACTGTACTAATAATAATGACGGTGCTGCGACCGTAACAATTTTTGATGGTGCACCACCATTTACATTTGATTGGTCAGATAATGTTCCTTCAGGGAGTACAGGGAGTACTGTGACTGGATTGTCGGGTGGAAGTTATTCGGTGACTGTTGCAGATAATAGTGGGTGTACTGAATTTTGGACATTCGACATAGTATGTAATCAATATTTAGTTACAGGTAGAACAAGATATAATGTCGTTAATCAAAAATTTGACACACTTACAGGAACCAAGAGATCTATTCAAAAAATGATAAATGAAGGATTTTTTGACCTAATAAATTTATCAGGGTACTCCAATTGTATATTAAATAAAGTAGAGTTAGAAGCATTAGTAACCATTAATGGGTCAACATCGGGACAAACATTTACATATGCCGATGATTATTCTTGGCAACACGCAATCGAAGCTATTTTAGACATAATACCCGAGGTAAACGCATATACTATAAGTGTACTCAATAATACATTGGAAATAACATGTGATTGTAGTTCTATCAGTAGTAACTACTTCAAAATTGAATTAGAAATCACATATGACATCAAATGTTCGCAATTAACAACACCAACTCCAACACCAACACCAACTCCAACACCGACACCAACTTATGTGCCGACATCAACACCTACTGCGACTCCAACACCAACCCCAACATCGTCAGGTATTGTTTGGTTTACAAACCTTGATATTTACAATATTGCTGATGAAGATGTTTGTGAGGATACAATTTGTAACAGAAGTCTCTATTCTACGGGTGCAACGATTAATGTTGGTGATGTGATATATACGGATCCATTATTAACAACTAAATATGTTGGGACTAATTTTGGACCTACGGATGGATTTGCAAGAATTTATGTTTCAAGTGCTTGTCCGATAACTACTCGAAATGTGTTACAAGTTAACGATTTAGGTGTCGTATTATCTAAATATGTCTGTTAATAATGGCTAGTGGTTTGGTAATATCGGGTGAAACGGGGGGTAATCCACCATACCAATTTTTTATATGTGATGAAAATGGTAATAATTGCCAATATATTGGTACAACAGGAGGAACCTTTACCCTTAATAGTTTTTTTCAAACTGCAGAAACCATAATGGTCAAACTTGTTGACAGTAATAATTTTGAAGTTTTCCAATTAATAAGTTGCCCAATAGGGTATTTATTACAAGAGAACGGTTATTACATATTACAAGAAAACGGTTTTAAAATTATACTATAGATGTCACAAGATTTAAGAATATCTCAACTACCATTTGTAAGTTCAGGGCAACCACAATCTATTATGGTGCTTGTAGACTACAGCACTAATGCTTCAGGAATAACAAGTGCAATATATTTTTCTTCTATTACTGCGAGTATTAGCGGCGGTACAGGTACTTCCGGATCTTCAGGAAGTAGCGGTAGCTCGGGTTCTTCAGGAAGTAGCGGCACCTCTGGTACCTCAGGTAGCGGTAGCTCGGGTTCTTCAGGGTCGAGTGGTTCTTCAGGAAGTAGCGGTACCTCTGGTACCTCAGGTAGTGGGAGCTCGGGCTCAAGTGGAACTAGCGGAATCTCAGGTTCTTCAGGGTCTTCAGGAACATATGGATCGAGTGGAAGTAGCGGCTCTTCAGGATCTAGCGGAACAAGCGGTTCTTCAGGAAGTAGTGGAAGCTCAGGGTCAAGTGGAACTTCAGGAAGTAGTGGAAGCTCGGGTTCTTCAGGGACTAGCGGAATTAGTCCTGATGGTTTATATCTACCTTTATCAGGTGGGACTGTAACAGGTAATACTTATTTTGGTATTACATCAGGTATTACTTTGGACCAAGTTAATAATAGATTGGGTATAAATACAAACAATCCACAACATACAGTTGAAGCGTTTGGGACAAAATCTAAAATCACTTATGAAAATACAGCAGGTGGTGTATTTCAAATATCAGGTGATACTTTCTTACCAAGAATTAATGTGGCAGGGGCCCCATCTGTAACCAAACCATTATTTAGTTTATCTGCAGGTGTTAGAACTTGGGACGATGTAACATATCCTGGATATGGTAAAGTTGGCGACACATTCATATACGCCTCCAACGAAGCAAACGGGCTTAATATTATCAATCGTCAAACATCAGGTTCTACAATAGAGGATTACATTAGATTTTATGCAGGTCAAGACGCTAATGGAACAATACCTGATATTCATATCCAAGGTACTGGTACTACAAGAGGATATGTTGGATTTGGTATTACTAACCCAACAGAAATGGTTGACATATCTGGTAATACAAAAGTTGGAGGACGAATAACTGCACCAACAATTTCGGCAACTACAATATCAGCAACGACATTTAATCTTTCGGGTTCACAAATAGAAACTGCTTGGGCATCATATACACCAGTTTGGACAGCAAGTGTTACTAACCCTGTAATTGGTAATGGAACTATAGAAGGATACTACAAAGTAATCGGTAAAACATGTTTTGTTAGGGGTAATATTGTGATGGGTAGCTCAACAACATTTGGTTCAGGTGAATGGTATGTATCGATGCCGTTTACTGCCGCTAATGCGGATGCTATACTATTGACAGCCACGTTATTAGATAATGGTTCCGCTTGGTATAATGCTACTATGGTTGGGGCAAGAGCTGGATTTAACACTAAAGCTCCGATACAATATCAAACTACAGGTGGAACCGCTAACGATGTTAATTCAATCCAACCGTTTACTTGGGCAAGTACTGATAGATTCATTTGGAACGGTAGTTATGAGATACAATAATAAAAATAGATGATAATACAAATAACTGGTGTAACAAGTGGAACAAGTCCATATGATGTATTTTTATGTAATACTGGATATACGTCTTGCTTTTTAATATCAGGTAGTTGTCAAATACCACCTACAGTTGTGGTGGATACTGATTACTTTTTTCCTAATTATGATTCTATCGGTGTTAAGTTAATAGATAGTAATGGATGTATATATACCGAAAATAAAGTATGTATTCCTACACCTACGCCTAC